CTAAATGACTAATTTTTTCCAGTCAAGCCCGCGATCATCCCTGTACTGTTCACTCATTGCATCTGTGCTGTGACCCAAAAGTGTTTTAACATCGACTCCCTGTTCTTTATAAAGACGTGAAGCAAGTGAGCGTTGTTCATGGAAGGATGGTGGAGTGGTACCTTTTGGCCAGTTAATTTTGACCTCGTTCCTTGCCTCCATAAACATACGCGTAATAGTTCCCTCAGTAACAGGATCTCCGGCATCGATGGTTGAGTGCTTTCTGACGTGGTGAAGCAGGTAAGGGCTGATGACACGATCCCTGCATCGCGCGATTACTTCAGAAAGAGATAAGCCTATCGCTTCGCAGCGTAGTGTTAATGGTAAAGCAATTTTTGCACCGGTCTTATTTTGTCTTATGTGCAGATACCCATCCCAAACATCAGCAAATTTAAGATCGACTAAATCACCGCGACGCTGTCCAGTTAATAAGGCAAGCAGCATAGAGTTTTGTAAGCAAGGGGCATACTTTTCAGCAGACTTATATATTAGGTTCCATTGCTCCAGCGTCATTCGGCTGCGCTGAACTTTAGCTGTTGGGTTTTTAACAGCAAGGGCAGGGTTATAGCCTGGCGGTACCTCTCCCGCATGCTGAGCTTCCTTAAATACATCTATTAAAACTGCTCTCATTAATTGCCCCATGCGAGCTTTTCCGCTCGATTTATATTCATCAATGAGCGTTGCTATAACTTTTGTGTCCACGTCGACCAGTCGTAAATTTGATACTCTCTTTTCAAAGATCAATGCGCATGATTTGCGGCTTTTAAGGGTGCTGCAAGAAAGTTCATTATTGTCGACTCTTTCTTGTTGGATTTCGTTATATCGTTTTATCCAGCTATTAACTCTAATTCCCGGTTCTTTCTTTGTGTTTGCTTTTATTGCCATATCAATAAGCGCGTAGGACTGCTGCGTTTCTTGTTCAGCAATAATCCTGTTCATTTCCATTGCCGCGGCCTTCGCGGCGTCAGCATCCAGCCCGAACCCGACGAAAACGCCAGTGACTGGATGTCTGTACTGCCAGTAGATTTTTGATGTTCTTTTATCTAACTTGCAGTACAGGTTAGGTATATCAATATTGTGTTTTCTGGGACGGGCAGCCATTGAGAGCTTTCTCCACTAACTGGCGGGCCTGATCTGAAATACCTGAAGTTATCTCAACCCTGCCTACCAAACCTATAAACCGAGCATCTTCGTCCACAACCCACCGGCGGCCCTGCTTTATTGCTGGTGGGTAGGTTTGCCTGGTCTTAGCGATCTTATGCAGTGCCGCTCGACTGATCGGCTCTTTAAAACCGTTAGGGCCAGATGCCCATTCATTGATAGCAATAAGCTGTCCCATTGTTACCTCTCCACTTTACCGGCTGCACCCGTTCAATCTTTAAAAATACAGGTCCCGCAACCATTGCGGGCCCAGTCAAAACAAATACCGCATGGCTCTACTTTTTTACTTCCTGTGCCTCCTGCTTGGGTGCCGTCACCTCGACCACTGATTTTTCGCCGTTAACCCAGCCTTCCTGATAGTCAACTTCGCCAGGCGTAACGCAGCGCGCCGCATGCTGCACATCGCTCCAGTTCATGTTATTGGCGGCCCAGTCCTCAATTTCATATCCGGAAGCCCTGAACAGCGGCAGCGTGTCTTCTGCCAGGCTACGTTGAATGTCGCCGCCGAACTCTTTCGCGTAATAATCAGCGCGGTTGGATGCGATAATCTGCACAGGTACAGCCCATACGCTGCCGTCCGGCATGGTGATTTGAAGCTCTTTATTGATTGTTGTCATTATTCATCGTCCTCTTCATCTTCTTCGTCATCACAAGTGCTGTTAAGCAATGGATTCATGGCAATGCCGACCTGCTCTGCATAACCGCGTCGCGTAAGGTTTTGCAAAACGTGGTAAATCGAAAACAATTCCGTCCGTTCCTGACCAATATCAGTGGAACAGGCTAAACGGTGACACGATGAAGCCAGCGCTTGGATTTTTTCGAATAGATCAACCTTTGACATTCTTCATTCCTCCATCGGTATTGATTCCAGTCAGCGCCAGCGCGTCAGCAAGCATGATCCGGTATGCCTTCAGCATGGCTTCACGCACATTGTCGGTGCTGTAAAACGCCTCATGAGCGCGAAGCATCGCATCCAAAGAGGGTTCCTGTTGGGCGAGTTGTTCTGCTGTCACGCTGCTAACTCCCTAATAGGAATTCTGTTCATGTGCATCGTGTAGCCAGTCCTGACCTCCAGCTCCGCATACTGCTCAAGCAGCTCTGGGTGATGCGTTGCGCCGTTCTTCAGGTCATTGCGGCTTGCCATGATGCAGAACACGCAGCTCAGGCGCTCATTGCCAAGCGAATAGGCGTAATGCGGCTCCTGCCCGGCTGCGCGAATGTTGGCGAACACCTCATCGGCTTTCAGCTCGTGAATCGGAAGCCACTCGTACCAGGTCAGCACTGAGTTGGAATCCGTCTCGTTCTTGCGGAACGTCTGCCGCTTGGCGCGACCAGGCGACTCCTGAGCCCGCAGCCCGAGGCAATTGACGATGACCTTGAACCCGTTGGCCTTGGCATACGCCCGAACCTCGCGCTGGATAGGCCCACGTTTCAGGTCACTGGTGCATTGCCTGGTGCTGGCAGATGGCCAGCTCGGCACCTCCGGGCGGTTCTCAAAGCGACGAGCCACCATCTCAAGCAGAGTCTTTCGCGCCCGCGCCACGATAAACGGCAACCCAGCGTCTGCGGCCTGTTGCTGCGCCAACTCCAATGCGCCTGGCCATTCCATTACACCCAGCGAAGCATGCACGACGACGAGCTGCTGGGTCGGGACGATATCAAGCAACTTTATGAGCATCGCCTGACTATCTTTCCCTCCGGAGTGGTTGGACACGAACAGCGCGCCAGTGTCGACCAGTGAGCGTATTTGATTGTTCATGACTGGCTCCCGCGAAGCTGCTCAGCATATTGAGAAGCCTCCCTGCTGGCTCTAGCTCGCCACCCCGTCGTGATGTTATTGCTCTTGATGGCCTCTTCGGCGTACATCAATGCAAACATCTCAACGCCCAAAGCACGCTGCTCATTTACCCACGCATCAGTCGTTGGGGTTTCGATTTCACGCTGAACGATGACATTCTTAACGCCGATTGTTGTCCCATTAGAGGTTTGCTGATGTTTTTCGACCTCGCCGTTTTTTGTCGCTTCTTTCAGAGCCAGATTTTCCGCAGCCAGCGCATCACGAATTTTCAGTGATTCACACAGCGCGGACTTAGTGGTATCCAAGCGATCGGCCAGTTCGCGCACAAGCTGTGACGACGCCTTAGGCAGGTAACGCGCCGCATGGTATGCCGCGTGGATTAATTCGCTGGTGGTCATGCGCATTTGCGGATCTCCATTAGCTCATTGAACCGGGCCATGAACAGACCGTAAGCTTGCCCAGGGCGAAGCGGGATGATGGTAAACATGTCGGTCGGCGGAATTCCCTCGAGCACCGGCCACACGGTACCGTCATCAATTTCCAGATCGCGGCGTTCGGTACCGAGCATGACAAGATCGGCATGTTTAACGGTCGGGTGCTGGTGGGCGGGTAATCCGAACTTCGCGCGGATCACGCTATCCACATAAGCCTCAACGCGTTGGTAATCTGGCAGCAGGCGTTTAAGCGGTGCCGGGATGTCCTGGCAATATGCCTCAGGAGCATCATGCAGCAGTGCTTCAAGGGCGAATTCTGCCGGCACGAGCTGGCTGACCAGCACCGAATGCTGCGCCACGCTGTAGAACTCCTGCAGGTGACCGGCAAAACGGCAGATATGGGAAAGGGCGGTGGCGATATCCTCGATCACGATGTCGTCGTGTTGAATATCGGTGTAGTTAATATGTTTCCCGGATAGTGTCTGAATATATTGCATTACGTGTTCTCCGTTATTTCGCGCTGCACCGCGCCTGAATTTAGGTTGCAGCAACCCAACCCATTGCCATGGGGTAGGCCACTACTCAGGGGTTATCGCCGGGCTTCGCCGCCGAGCGCTGTTGTTAGGTTATTAAGAAGGACGGTCAGCTCGCCGGTCATCAGGATGAAGTCGGCGTCAAAGCGTGCAGCAGCATCCTCCCGATCTATATCGTCGTTGTGATCGCGCAGCTCGTCGGCGAACCTGAGGCGCTTAATCGCAGCGTCATCGCTCAGAACAAAATCGACGCGCTGCTGCCAGTCCAGCGCCAGTCTGGTTACCAGCTTACCAGCGTCAAGATGAGTGGTGATTTCGTCGCTGGAAAGCTCCTGCTTTTTGAAGCGGCCAATACCGCCATCTTCCAGGATAGCTTTGAGCTCTGCTTCATCGCCCAGCGCGAAACCCTGAGGCGCAGATCCAGAGCGCACCCATTCGGTCATGGTCAGCTCTATAGGGGTTTCCATCGTCATTGGTACTACTGGCAGGGAGCCGAGGGTTTTGCGCAGCAGCGCGAGGGCGTCTTCTGCGCGCCGGGCGCTGGAGGAATCAACCAGCACCAGGGCTTCATTCAGATTTACCCAGATGCGGATCATGCTATTACGGGTGAACGCCCGAGGCAGCAGGGAGTGGATAACCTCATCACGCAGCGAGTCTTTTTCGGTCTTCTTAAGCTTACGGCCTTGCTGGGCTTCCAGTTTGGCTACCTTTTTGCCCAGCTCCTCGGTGATCACTGGCTTCGGTAAGATTTTCTCTTCGCGACGGATTACCAGAAGAAGTTGGCCGCCGGTGAGGTGGAACAGCTGATCCGATAGCGTGCCCATCGGCGGTACCCAGCCAGACTTGGCGAAGTCCTGGCTACCGCAGGGTGTGAAACGGAACGCCTCCAGCTGCTGCGCCAGATTTGCGGTCCCATTGCCGTCGACGATGATCACATCGCGGTTGAGGCGGTAGGCCAGCAAGTTTTTGAAGAACAGGTTATTCATTAGGTTGTCCTCTGAGCGCCCCTGCACAGGCGCTACTGGTTAGTTTCTCCACATAACACAAAAGAGCACCTGCGGCTGCAACCGCCCGGATAGATTGGGGAATGAGCCCGTCACCCGGTGATGCTCTTGTGTGTTGCGTAAAAAAGTGCGGCGTCCTCGCGGAAAATAAAAAAGGCTCAGACGCCGCCAACTACTGCCTACTACCACGCTTGCTGCTTTTTTTGTTGTGACACCAGGGCGCTACTCCTGCTTATTTCCTGCCGCTCTGTTTTTGTCTTGGCCGCCAGTAGCTGCGGCTCAGCCGATTTACAGGTCTTTGCGTCGGCCGGCGCTGCAGTTCGCTTGAACACATCACAACGGAGAGGAGAATCCTTACATCCGGGTTGTTGCTGATTCGAAATCTCGCGCACCCTTCACAAATCTCCTTGCCTGTTGTGCGCCTGTCTTTTAACCACATCAGGCTCGGTGGTATCTTGGTGTTCTCACACAGCCAAGAGGGAAATGAAAATGACCAAAGAAGAAAAAATTTTATATTTGTTCAAACTCTCAGTTCAGACCCACACCGCATACCAGACCGCAGCCATGACTTCAGAAAAAAATTTCAGCATGTCCGAAAAACCGATGGACGACATAAACAAGCTTTACGAGAAGTTCGAAACACTACTCGATAAAAAGTTTGCTGAGGCTGGGTTTAAGTGATTTTTGGATAATCGATAAAACCCAACTTAAATTTTCTTGGGTGGGTTCAATGCCCCGCGCAGTGAGCTCACTCTTTAAAACCCTCAGCAATTCAGAGCTAATCTGTAAGATATCTTCCTGTTTTTTAATCACTGCCACTTGCCGTCCCCCACCTTGTCCTATCAGATAAGCTGCGAATCATCCGGTCATTCATACGCCACCGGCGGCTACTACGTGGGCGTTCTGCCTGTTCGCTGTTGATGCTTAGAGTATGCGCACGAGAATAAAATTAGTCAACAGAGAATAATAAAAAGTATTCCCATGGGATTTTGTCCGCAGCAGGCCTGAGTGATTTTTTTTGCAGAAGTTGCTATATCGTGCTTATATACTGGATAGGTATACAGTTAAATTTGCCTGACTGATAACAGATTCACAGGCGAGTAAGGGGGGCAGTATGGGGACGTGGTTAGTCAGAACAGAGGCCGGAAAGTTTGATTACTCTCCAGCTTCTGACAGTGAGGTGGTTCACTTATTCAATTCAGGGATGAAGACTTGCATTATTGGGCCGACCACATCTTCTGGTGACCGTACCGATGCCAATGGGATTCGAGGGTCGTCTACTGATAGAAAACCTGCTCCATCCCCTGATATGTGATATCTGAAGACAGAGATAACACCAGAAATTGAGGTGAGAACGAGATCGTTGGTGGCTGGCTTCTGTTGGGGATTTACGATCACCACTGCCCCGGTAGGAGCTTGAGCTATCCCTGTGTTGCGCTTGATAAAATAGGCGCGATAGTGATCAGGAACTTCAGCAAACCAGGTAACTACTTCGCCGGTATCGCCGTTCTCGTCATAAACCTTTACCAGCTTCGATACATCGACCTTTTGGAGAGATGAGTCACCACCACCAAACATAGAGCCAGCACCATTGATTAGCCAGTCTGCGCTAATCCCTAATGCTGCGGCCAGCTTACCGCTGTGCTTGGAGGTTTTGCTTCCTCCCGCCAGAATTTTAGAAATAACAGATTGTTCAATACCCGCAGCTTTTGCGAGTTTTGTCTGGCTTTGGAAGCCAGTTTCCGTCATGGCCTGAGCCAGTCGTTCGCCTAGTGTTTTCATCCTTCAAAGTTATTCCTGCAAGCATACCCTGTCAAAGTCGCTAGCGACTTGCATAAATCTATTCCCTAAAGCATAATTGAGCATAATTATGAAGGAGGGAATAAACCCATGAATCACGTTATCGAGAAAGCTATCAACATTGCAGGTTCGCAATCTGATCTCGCAAAACAGGTCGGAGTCGGCCAGTCCACGGTAAGTAAGTGGTTAAACGGCGCTGAAATCAGCTCCCGATACATCTCTGCACTCGTTAAGGCAACCAACGGCGAAGTCACTACAGAAGAGATTTTGAAGTCTCTGGCGTCTTCGTCTCCAGCAAATCCTAACCAAACGGCAGCTTAAAAGTAACCACAGAAACAAGGGGTCGACCGTGGATCAAAAGAACTGGCGAAACAAAATGCAGCCTGAGTGGTATTCAGATGCAGTTAAGAAAGTGATTTCCAACTTGCCCGGCGGGTACGAAGAAGCCGTCACTTGGATTGGCAAAAAAGACGGCAAGGAAAAGGAAGGTACCACCCTTGATTCCCTTTTCAATCGCCTTCGCCCTGAGGGTGATCAGATTCTGCCCCTTGGTTGGGCGATCGTGCTTCAGAAAGCTGGTGGCTCCCATCACGTAGCCCATGCTGTCGCTCGTGCTAGCGGGGGCTATTTCATTCCGGGTGGTGAGGTCACTGAGGTAGATAACTCTGACATTAACGAAAAGCTGCTTGAGGCGTTCGAGCAGATCAGTCGCTATTCCGAGGTGTTTCGTGATGCTGTCAAAGACGGGGTGATGGATAAGCAAGAATTTGAGCAGCTCAAAGACGAGCTTTACCTTGCAACCGTCAAGCTCCAGGAGCACTTAAATCTTGGCAGTCGCGTTTATTGCGAGCCAGAAAAGAGTGACGCCCGCGAGTGTGCAGCTCCGGGCGCCGTGGCGTGTCGTAATCAGTGGAGAACTAACGCGTGAACAGTTTAACAACACAGTACCGCCGCTCGCAACTCATTGCGTTGCCTATGCCTGGTGGCCGCGTGCCGGTTCCGTTTTGCTATGCAGTCAATGTACCAGGCGATCGTGAAGTTGTAACCCACGAGTTTGCAGAGTGGGCTGTGGGGGACTGGCGAGAGGAGGCGGCTGCGCAAGTACGCACGAACTTAACCGGTGGTTCCGCGATCACTACGGCGTGCCCGTCAAAGTTATCCGCTGGGAGCCAGAAACCCGCCGCGTTATCTATCTGCGGGAAGGTTACGAGCACGGGGAGTGTTTCAGTCCGCTCGAGCAATTCCAGCGCAAGTTCAGGGAAATAGAGGGCGATCATGAGCACTAAATTAAGCAGCTATGTTTGGGACGGCTGCGCGGCGTCGGGGATGAAATTATCCAGCGTGGCTATCATGGCGCGCCTGGCTGATTTCAGCAGCGACGAGGGCGTGTGCTGGCCTTCGATAGAGACCATTGCGCGCCAGCTCGGTGCCGGGCCAAGCACTGTCCGTACGGCGATCGCCAAACTGGAGAAAGACGGCTGGCTGTCACGCACCCAGCGCCGCCAGGGCAACCGCAACGCCTCAAATATTTACCAGCTTAATGTGGCAAAGCTTCAGGCGGCCGCATTGTCTCACCTGTCAGATTCTGACACGTCAAAAACTGACGCATCAAAATCTGACCCGTCAAAATTTGAGGCATCAAAATTCAGCAAAAACGGCGGTTTTGACCCGTCAGAATCTGGCGGGGATCCGTCAGTAAATTCAAAACATGATCCATCAGATAAAAAACCTTCCTGTCAGGTTGCTGAGCAACCCGACCCTGCAGTGGTAATCACTGACCAGGCTAAACAGGTTTTATCTCACCTGAACAAGACCACCGGATCCCGGTACCAGGTCTGCAAATCATCTCTGGAAAACATCCGTGCCCGACTGGCGGACGGGTTTACACCTGAAGAACTGGTGCTTGTCGTGGATTACAGCGTTGAGAAGTGGGGCTCAGATCTGAAAATGGCCGAGTACCTGCGCCCGTCAACGCTCTTCCTGCCAAGCAAGTTCCCGGGCTATCTGCAGTCGGCGAACAAGTGGGATTCCGCCGGACGCCCGGCACGCGATACATGGGGCCAGCGCGGCAAGCTTCCTGACTCAGCGGTATTCCGTTCGAGTCACCAGGACGTGGCGTACACCATTCCGGAGGGGTTCCGCGGATGAGCATCGCATCGAAAGTTTTGCAGTATGTCATTGAGAACCCGGGCTGCAATTATCGCGATATTGCCAAAGCCATGCCGGGAACCAACACCAGCACTATCAATCGCTGTCTTGGCCGTTTTTATGAGGAGGGGAAGTTACGCCGGGATTTTCAGGAATCGACGCTGACTTACTACCCGTCTAACCAAACCCTGGCAGAAACGCTTTCAGAGGAAGACCTCCGGACCCTGACCGGGCTGGAAAACCGGGCGCAGCAGTTGGAAGCGCAGGGACTTTATTTCCGCGCCGCATCGGTCTGGCTTAAAGCGTTTGATATGGCGATTAGTAGTGCAGATCGGAATCGTTATGTTTCGCGCCGGGCCTTGTGCCTCAGGCATGCAGGAAATTTCATGACACCGGAAGGGCGGTGTTATCTCGCTGGCCGTTATGTAGGGGAAGAATAATGCCAAATAAATACTGCCGTGAGCTTGCCGAACTGCGTAGCCAGCCGGTGCACGAACTGAAGGAAGTTGGTGATCAGTGGCGTACACCTGAAAACATTTTCTGGGGTATCAATTCGATGTTTGGCCCGCTGGTGCTGGACCTGTTCAGCGACGGAGAGAACAGCAAATGCGAGGCGTATTACACCGCCGAGGATAACGCACTGACGCAGGACTGGTCCGCGCGCCTTGCAGAGCTTAATGGCGCCGCGTTCGGTAATCCTCCCTACAGCCGCGCCAGCCAGCATGAAGATCAGTACATCACCGGCATGCGTTACATCATGCAGCACGCCAGCGCGATGCGCGAGAAAGGTGGTCGTTATGTTTTCCTGATTAAGGCTGCTACCAGTGAGGTGTGGTGGCCGGAGGACGCCGATCACATCGCGTTTATCCGTGGGCGTATTGGTTTCGATCTGCCAACCTGGTTTGTACCGAAGGATGAAAAGCAGGTGCCTACCGGCGCGTTCTTCGCTGGTGCTGTTGCTGTTTTCGACAAGAACTGGCGCGGCCCGGCTATGAGTTATGTCAGCCGCAAGGATCTGGAAGCTCGCGGCGATGCATTCCTGTCGCAGATCCGCCGTGAAGCTGAGCGGCTCGCCGGGCTGTTAGCACCACAAAAAGAACCGCAAATTATTCCTGAAATTATTCCGGAAGCTGTCGGGCCTGTCGAAGATAACCCGCCATCTTCAGATGAACCGGAAATCCCACTGACCAAAAAAGACATTATTGAGAAAAGCGGATTTAACTTCTGGGCGTGTGCATGTGCCGCGTTCGGCGACAAAGAAGAATACACGTTCTCCGAATCCCGCTTCGCGCATACCTGGGCGGCTGATTCAGTAGCAAATCCTGAATTTATCGTCGTTCCGACGGAAACGATCGGCAAAGCAATGGCTCTGATTAAAGAGAATGCCGATCAGCAGCAGATTATCGCCTGGCTGGATCAGCAGAGCTTTGAACATGACGGCATCCGTAATGACATGCAGGACCGGCTGTTGATACTGGCATCAGAGGTTATTGCCGAATATGGCCTTACCGCAGCAGATATTACGCAGACCCTGGAATCCATTCCCAGCCATCACTGGCACAATATTCGCTCCCTGCGGATTCGCTTCCGGATACTGATGGAAGCGCGAAAAGCGGAGACATCAGCATGCTGAAACTGACAGTGCGGCAGCAGGAAGTTTTAGATCTGATTATCGATTACATCGCCGATCACGGGTTCCCGCCAACCATTTATGAGCTGTCTGGCCTGATGGGCTGCCGTTCGCCGAATGCGGCTAACGATCACCTTCGTGCGCTGCAGCGTAAAGGGGCCATCACCATTACGCCGGGCGTTTCCCGGGGCATCACGATCACCGGCCAGAGCGTAGAGGATGAGGCGGTTACTCTGGTTCGGTCGCTGCTTAACGGCGATGAGCATGCCAGGGAAAATGCGATCGCCTTTCTCGAATTACGTGGGGTCGAACTATGAAACTGACCCTGCCATTTCCGCCGAGCGTAAACACTTACTGGCGCGCCCCGAACAGGGGGCCGCTGGCTGGTCGCCACCTTATCAGCGCTGCCGGGCGTAAATATCAGAGTGACGCTTGTGCCGCCATCATCGAGCAGCTGCGCCTCCTGCCGAAGCCGTCCACCACGCCAGCGGCGGTCGAAATAATTCTTTTCCCTCCGGATCAGCGTCGTCGTGATCTGGACAACTACAACAAAGCGCTGTTTGACGCATTGACGCATGCGGGCGTCTGGGAGGACGACAGTCAGGTTAAAAAAATGCTGGTGGAGTGGGGGCCAGTGGTACCGAAGGGCAAGGTAGAGATAACCATCACGCCATTCATTCAGGGGATGGATATATGTCCAGCTGTGGGTTGAAAGAAAAGCGATATGGCAGTAATGTCAAAAAGTGCAAGCGAAGCGGGCGTGCAGGCCCCTCGCAATACAATCAGTGGAGACAATATGACTAACCAGGTTATGGGCTTTGCTACGCCCAAAGATAGCGTTATTGCTGTATCCGCAAATCAGTCGAACGTTTCCGTTCCGGCTATCACCTACCGTAACCAACGAGTGATCACCACCGAACATCTGGCGCTTGGCTATGGTACTTCACCGATCAGAATTCAGCAGAATCATATCCGCAACGAGAGTCGATTCATTGAAGGTAAGCACTACTTTCGTGTTACGGGAGACGAGTTAAAATCGTTCCGACTATCTTTTAGCGAGTCGGTTAATAAACATACATCCGTTCTCATTCTGTGGACCGAACGGGGTGCCTCCCGCCATGCGAAAATGCTTGAGACCGATCAGGCGTGGGATTTTTACGAGGAGCTGGAGGAGCATTATTTCAGAAAGCGCGAACCGCAGGGCGTTCCTGTAATCCCCAACTTTTCCGATCCAGCGCAGGCCGCCCGCGCCTGGGCTGATGAGTTCGAGGCACGGCAGCGCGCCGAAGCTGTTACCCACCAGCAGGCCGAATACATCGACCAACTCGAAAATCTGTTTATTGATGGACTCACGCCCGTTCAGTTCTGCAAGCGCCTGAATGGCGTCAACACCTCCAAAGTTAATGCATGGCTGAAGTCAGCTAACTGGCTGTACGATGACAATCCCGACGGCAAAACTGCTCACTGGCGTGTGCGATCCTATGTCCGTGATAAATACCTCACAGAGAGAACAAGCAAGATCATGCCAAATGAATCGGTAAGCTTCACAAGCTATCAACCGATACTCCTTCGTTCTGGCGCTGTATGGCTTTACCGAAAATACCTTCAGGGATGCTTGCCCATGAAACAAACATGGAACGGTGAGTTTACCCACGATAAAGCCCTGGCGGCAGGTGGTGATCATGAGTAACCAGCGTAAAGCGAATCTTTTTGGTTGCTCATCGGTTCACAAAGCACCCGGCAAAAAATCAGGTGCCATGAACGCCCTGAGCGTTGAGCAATTTTTGGATCTTGATGAAGTTAAGCAGCATGTCTTATCGCATCCTGATTCTGTAACCCGCCGGGATGGAGAGGTTTTTATTTCGCGTGATCTGGCACTTCGTTACCTCCACTTATGCGGAAATAAACGCCTGAAAAAGGAGTTCCGTAAAGCAGTCGGGAGCGAGGCATGAGGGCGCTGCTTAATCCTGTGGTTGTACGTGAGTTGGGTGTGGTTATGTTCCGACCAGGGCAGGATCTGCTGCCGCACTTCTGTCGCGGTCGCATTCTGCTGGAGAACGAACCGGATCGCCTGGCTGATCTGCCAACTGGTGAGATCCCGGCGGCGCGCCAGCCACTTGCAGAAGACCCGGTTATGGTGCCTGTATTCGAACATCCCGAAGTGATACAGCGCGCTGGTGGTCTCTCAGGGCTCGAAGCCTGGCTGCTGCGCGAATCCGGCTGTCAGTACCCGCATGCCAGCTATCATCATTACGAAATGGTCCCGATGCGGCATGAGCCCGGCGCGCTGCGGCTGTGCTGGTCCTGTGACAATAAGGTGCGGGAACATTTCACCGCCGAACTGGCAGGCATTGCGCGGGTAAACCTGGTAGCCTGGGTATTGTCGGTGGTTCGGCGCGGCCTGGGGTTCGACGATTCCCACGCAGTCACACTTCCGGAGTTGTGCTGGTGGTTGACGTTCAACAAGCTGGCGCACGTGATCCCGGAGTCAGTCGCCCGACAGGCGCTGCAAATGCCGAAACAGGTTATCCAGTCGGTAACCCGTGAAGCGGACATTATGCCGTCGGTCCCGGCCACCAGCATGGTAGAGGAAGCTGTAAAACAGGTTCTGGCGCTGAAAGTCGATCCGGAGACGCCTGAGTCATTCATGCTGCGACCGAAGCGGCGCCGCTGGCAAAACCCGAAGTACACAAGGTGGGTAAAAACGCAGCCGTGCGCGTGCTGCCAGAAACCTGCTGATGACCCCCATCACATCATTGGTCACGGCATGGGTGGGATAGGTACGAAGGCGCATGATTTATTCGTGATTCCGCTGTGCAGGGCGCATCACGATGAATTACACGCTGATGCCGTGGCATTTGAAAACAAGTACGGTACGCAGCCAGAACTGCTGCTGAAGACATTAGACCGGGCGCTGGCCATTGGCGCGCTGGCGTAATTAGTGGAGAAATTTGATGCGTGATATTCAGTTGGTATTGGAACGATGGGGCGGTTGGGCTGCGAGCGATAATTCCGGGGTCGATTACTCACATATAGCGGCTGGTTTTAAGGGGCTGCTGCCGCCTACAGGTAAGTCCAGGCCATCCTGTACTGACGATGATGGACTGATTATTGAAAGCTGCCTTGCTCGTTTGCAAAAGAAGAAGCCATATGAGCATTCATTGCTGGTTGCCCATTATCTATACGGAATATCAAAAAGGAGCATGGCGCGGGCTAGGAAAAAGGATGAAAAGCTGATACGCATCGAGATGCAAATGGCTGAAGGATTTATTGATGGGTGTTTAGCAATGATTAACGTAAAGTTAGATATGGAATAAAAAAAGGGCAGGGAAGCCCTTTAAATATGTGGAAGTATCCAATTAATTTTGCGCCAAGTAAATATAAAAGAGGCTATAGATATAACGAGCAATGCTAACCCACCAACGATAAGGATAAATTCGATTTTGACTCCCCTAATTACAACATGCTCGCTGACAAACATTGAAAGTAACGATAATATACAGGCTGCTATAAGTGTAGCTCCAGTTACAAGCAATCGAGTAATCATTCCTGGTAGAATGTTATTGTTTTTTAGAGCCTTGATTATGCCATCAGAATTTCCACTCGCAGAGCTGAAAATTGAGATTGTTGCCAGCACGAAACCAAACAGTATGCCTGAAACAGTAGAAATTACTCCCGCTGCCGTAAGGATATCTCCATGCGGCATGATTGGGATATTATGTGCAAGTATATATGTGAGCACTATCGCCACACATATATTAATTAAAAACTTAATGAGCATAATTATACCTTCTTATTGCTAATGTCATATTTTTTAAGGTATTCTTTATTATCTATCTTAGCAGAAATTAGTGCCTGAAACACGTCAGAATCTGTTCCATAGCCATGTACCGTGTAAATGTTTTTTTCGGAAATAAGTACCTGATCCAAAAGGTTTTTTTCGTTTGGATTTTTCGGTTCTGTTACTGCCGCTTTCTTGACGATCGTAGGTATTTTTTCTAATAGCTCTTTTAAGCCTTCTTTTACTCCATCAGCAAGATAGCTTTTAACACTCACCTTGCCTGAGGCTCGTCCTCTTAATGAAAGTTTAAGATGAGTACCACCTAAACCTACCATCATTTCTACAAGTTCTTTTGAAAAGGAACTATTTAATTGATAACTAGTAACATTAAAGTTACGTGGTGCTGCAAGTACAATTTCACAGCTTCTTAAAGTGCTTCCTGTTTCTAGAAGTTCTCTAACAGTTTCGCCTTTCCAGATTGCTTGAAAAGAAAAATTTGCACCGGGCTGACCGCTTTGACTGTAAAGGAGATAAGCTAAATCAGATTCTTTTGGCCCTAAATGATTTTGCGTTAGAACCAGTATGTCGCTTTCGTAGTAATATAAAAAATAAGTCCTTTCTACTATATACTTTTTATCATCTAAAGGTATGTTTTGTTCATTCCAATGCTCATCGCCGATGTAAGGTAAAAGATATTCTTCTCGAGAGCAGGACATATAGCCAAAGTAGTAATTGGCAACCACGTCTTTATTTAGAAACGCTATTTTTAGTTTTTTGTTTTTATATGTTGTATCAAAACTGTTATTAGTTACGTTCACGCAAGTACTATAAAGATTCTCAATTGCTGCACGAGCAACAGAATGGCTTCGCATAGTTCCTGAACTACTAGTATAAAATCCAATCCTAACTTTTTTAGATTTTTTTGTTTGTACCGCAGCTACCAT